TTTTTGTATCTATATCATTATCTAATCAACCTCTTATTTCTCATTTAGCAGTATACATTCAAGTATTAACTTTGTCATAAGCTCTTCTTATGTTATTTAATTCATCTAGTGTATATTCTCATTTTTCTAGCATTCTTTCAATTCAAGCAATATCTTTTGCATATGCTCTTTTATATTTATCTTTACTTGTTAGTTGTTCTAGCATATCTTGTAAAGCTTCTGTTGCTTGTTTACTTTTAACTGCAGGAGCATTAGCATTTTTTAGTTTTGTTCATATACCATTATACATATCATTAGCTTGTTTTGAAAATATTTCTGCTAATTCTTCTTTAGATTTTCAAGCTAATCATTTTTGTAAGATATAGTCTGCTTCAGTAGTTCAAGTTATTCTTTCTATCTTTGCTCTTTCTGTTGGAGTAAATCATAAATCTCTTTTTACAATAGCTTTTGGTATTTCTCTAGTAGCTGAACTTTTTAATGGTGCTGTTGTTGATTTTTTTAATAACTGTCAGCCTTTTTGTATATCTCTTCAAATACTTTTTCATAATCAAGTTACTCATCATTTATATCAAGCTGTTCAATATTTAACGGCTTTATTAATAGTTCATCAAATAGCTGGAATTGCTACTTTTTCTAATAATGGTGTTGCTATTGCTCAAGTTACTCATCATATAGCAGTTCAAGTTGCTATATCTCACATAGTAGCTTCATTTCATTTTGATAATATTGGATCAACTCATCAAATAACTCATCAAACTAATCCTCATTGTGCTGTTCTTCATAATAAAGATGATGCCATTTTTGTAGGTCATACAGAAAAACTTTCTCCTGCACCTGTAATAATACTTCAAGCTTTTCATCAAGTTGTATACTCAAAGTTTTCTTTTCTCATATTTCTTAATTCTTTAGCTTGTTCTTTTAATTCATCATTACCAAACAAGAAACTTCATAAATTAGCTACTTGTTCACTTACTAATAAAGGTCAGGTAGTTGCTAAATCTAAAGTATTCTTTCATATTTTAGATAATAAGTTCATATCATCATATCTTTTTTCTTTTACTGCTTTTATAGCTTCGTTTATATCTATATCAGCTTTAGCCATAGCTATTAAAGCTTTGCTTTCTTGTGGTGTTAATTGAGTAGTTCACCATTTCTCTTGTCTTTTTAATTTTATAGCTTCAAGTGCTTTTTCTTCATCAATTCAGTCATTAACCATACTATAAAGTGCTTGTCTTTCATTAATAAAAAGATTAGTAGGTCATCTTCATTTTACTGCACTTCATTGTAATTGTGGAGCTTGTGTATTTTCTGCATTAGCTTGTGGAAACAAATTAAACCCGCTTGATTTAACAGGTTGTTGTACTGGTTTTTGTATTCATTGAATAAAACTTGTAGAAGTGGGTTTTGTTGTGCTTTTTTGTGAGAAGTCAAAAAGATTGATAGCTGGTTTTTTTCTTTCACTTGTCATAGGAGTAATACCGTAACTCTGGGAAAAGTTAGCCATAATTTATAAATTAATAATTATATAATTTTATTATACATTTTTTTTGATTTTATCAAATTATTATATATAATATAATTATAAATATTTACATCTGCAACAGTAAGTATTTAATACTTTATTTAAAAAACTATTATTGTTGCAGATAATAGTTTTTTGTTATTTATAAATTTATGGAAGAATGGAAAGATATTATTTGATTTAACTGATTATATCAAATATCTAATAAATGAAGAGTAAAAAGTTTAAAGTTTTGAAGAAATAAAATTTTAAAACCTCATCATAATATAAAATGATATATGATAATTTGATTAAGTAAAAATTCTAAAAAGAGAAATTATATTTTGCATAGATTATTACTTAAATCATTCATTCCAAATCTAGAATACAAACCACAGGTTAATCATATAAATTGAATTAAAGATGATAATAGGCTTGAAAACTTAGAATGGTCTACTGCTAGTGAAAATCTGAAACATAGTTTTAGTATTCTTTGAAGAAATCCTTGTATGGAATGAAAATTTTGAAAAGATAACCATTTAAGTAAAGCTATTAATCAGTTTACTTTACAAGGTAATTTTATTAAAACTTGGAATAGTACAATGGATGTAGAAAGAGAATTATTAATTAACCATTCAAATATTTCTCGTTGTTGTAAATGAAAATATAAGTTTTCTTGATGATTTATTTGGGAATATAAAAAAGACTAAAATTAATTAGTCTTTTTTATTAATAAATTAGATAATTTTTCTTTAAGCTTTCTGTGGACATATTTTTTTGTGTTTTTACTGGGGTTTTTGTTTTTGTAGCAGTTCAAATAGCTTTTTCTAAATTACTAATAGTTGCGTCCATTTTCTTAATACTTCATACAAAATTACTTACATCAACCTTACTTCTCGCCATTGTATCTAATTGTCATTTCATTCAGTTTCTAAGTGTTTTTAATAATGCTCATACAACTAGCTTATTTTGGTCTTGTGTTTTTTCTAAAGTTGGTAATGTTTTTAAGTAATTTTGTATATCAGTATCTGTTAATACTCATACTTCATTAAATATTCATCTAGCAACTGTTGGTACTAATCAAGCAATTACTGCTTTAAATTCTGCTACATCTGTTGAATATGGGTTTAATTGCATTAATCTTCAAGCAATAGGTCAAGTATTTTTACTACTAACTAATCCAGTTAATGTATCTAATCCCCCTAATACTTGTGAGTATTTTCAAACCTTTTCTCTTTCTGATACACTTCATTTACCACTTCATTGTGATAATGATATTACATCATAAAAATTAGAATTAGGATTATTATATACTGTATTTATTTTATCTTGATATGCTTGATATTTTTGTTTATCACTATCAGTTTTTAAGTTATCGGGTTTAAATGTTGTATTATTAAATCTAGATATATCTGCATCTGTTAAAGTTGTTGTTCAAGCTGGTGTATTTTTTATTGTTCAAGTAAATCATTCTTGTTTTGCTATTGCAGGTGCTAGTTTATTTACATCAATATTTTTTAATAATGTAGTTTTACTATATCAACTTAATCTTGATACACTATCAGACCATTTTGGGTCTTCTGCATAAACACTTCATAAGTCAGCTAATGTACTATTAGGTCATAGTTTTTTACCTGTTAATTTAGAACTTCTTGAGCTTCATCAAGTTAGTTTTGCTGTTATATCTTTTACCATTGCATTATATCAATCTGTTGGATTTCAAAATATTGTATGATTTTGGTCATCAACTCAATATCACACATCTCATATTTTAACATTTCAAGGATTATTATTTCTATCAGGTCTATTTTTAGTAGTTCAAGCCGTTACAGTTAATCAATCAGTTGTTGTTGTTGAAGCAGGTCATCAACCATCTCATATTGTTTTTACTTCTCCTGTTTTTTCATTATATAATGTTTTATCATCTAGTTTAGACCAGTCTTGTGTTGCAACTTCAGGCTTAGTTATAAGTCATTTATTCATAGCCCACTCATTATATGTAGGCGAGTTTTGTATAGCATTTGTAATTTCTGTACTTATTTCTCACATAGTTTTTCAACTAGCTAATTCATTCAATATATCTTGTGACATTTCAGGAACAGAGCGTCTAAACATTAATCAAGCATATTGTGTTTGAACTGCTTGTGCTATTCTTTCAGCTGCAACTCTTTGAACATTTGGATCAGTACTGTTTAAATCTCAATATTCATAATCAAATTTCTGTTGTAATTGTTTTTGTGCTAGTTGTTCATCGTATGTTCTTTGTTCTTGTGTTTTATAACTATCATAATTTAAAGCAAATAAATCAGCAGATGATTTTTTTAATTCTGTTAATGTTCATAAAGCATTATTATAATCAGTTATAGCAAGATTAAGAGGTCATAAAAGACTTTCTTGTCTATCAGCTATTAATTGATTTATTGCTGTCATACTTGCTCAACTTCCTCTTAATTCTTCTTCTGTTGCTTTCTTAATAGCTTCATAATCTGCTCTTTGTCTAGCTAAATCATTTGCTAAGTCTTCTACTTCTTCTGCTTTTGTTGTTATTTGTGAGTTATTAGTCATTTGATTAAACTCATCTTGATTTATTGTTCAGTCTTTCATAGCTTGTGCAAGTGTCATTTCTTGTCATCAAACTGTTATATTTGTATTATTAGCTATATCATTAGAAGCATTATCAAGTATTTGTTCTTGTGTAGGATTTTTTCAAGCTATTAAGTTAAGTTTTTCAAGTTTTTGTATTCTTGCTTTTTGATTAGGGTCTAGCATTAAATCATTATATGATTGTGTTCAAGGTACTAAACTTCAATTAGCTAAACTTGTTTGTAATTGTTGGTCAGGTAAACTAGAATATTTATTAAATTTAATTTTTCTAATTTTATCTTGTAGTAATTGTTGAGGACTTAAAGTAATTTCTTTTTTATTAGGATTTCAAGCTTCATCAATTGTCCATTCATATTTTTTACCATTAACTTCAGCTGTAAGTTTACCATTTTCTTGTGTTGCTGTTGTTCAATAAGCTTTTTCAACCCAGCTTTCAAGATTATTCATTCAGCCACCTGTTTGTTTTTTCCAGTCATCAACTGTTTGTATTTTAGTTAAATCAACTGTTGGTGTTTCTATTCAAGTAGTTGTTCAAGTTGTTGTTTCAGTTTTAACTGGCTCATTTATCTTTTGTTCTGTTTTTATTGGCTCATTAACTACTGGCTCATTAATAGTTGGCTCTGTTGGAATAACTGGTGTTACTGGTTGTCCTGTTGTTGTGTCAATAGGCTCAAAATTAGTCTTAGCAGGTTCTATTTGAGTTTTAGGTTGTATCACAGGTTGAATAGTTTGTCATACATCATATCATCTATTTCATAGAGTTGTATTTACTTTTGCTTGTGCTTGTTCAAGTGTATTTCATTGTGACACTAAAATATCAAGAGTAGATTTTACTTTTGCTTCATCTAGTGTATTAACTTTTTTTAGTGCCATAATTTTATATTATTATTATTAATTTTATTATATATTTTTCTTATTTATGTGCAAGAATAAGTTAGTTTATTACTTGTGTTTGTTGTCCAGCTAATTATAAATCATCATCTTTTTACTTGTAGTATTGTTCAATAATTACTTTCATCTGTTTGAAATATCTTATTATCTATAAATGCTGTTGTTGTTCAATATTTAGTATTACAACTTTGGTTTGGATACTTATATGTTCAATCACTACTTCATACACTAGATATAGCATTCATTGTAATATTATTAGGGTAGGAATAAGTAGGAATAAAATATGCAAAGCCTGTGTTTGTTAATGTTATTGCTATTTCTGTGTAAGTTGAAACAGTTAATATTGCTAGGTTATTTGTTTCTACATTACTTGTTCCAAATGTATCATCGGCAAAAGAGATAGATGTATAATGATTTAGATTACTAATTGATATTTGTGTATAGTCAGGTTTTCTTAAGCTAAAATATGAGTATGTTCAGAAAGTATTATTAATAGCTAAATCATATATCGTATATCAATAATCAGCTATATTCATTATTGTTCATATACTTTCTATATTTGGGATATATCTTAAACTTCAATTATTATATGTAGGATTATGGTAAATTTCTACATAGTTATTATATGTTGTTGGAAATCAGTCAATCGCACTATTTAGTTGTATATATATTCAATTATAATTACTTCAATTATTTCAAATTAATATTGAGTATGTATTTCATTCTATTAATTCTGTTGAAAATATTGCATCATTTCAAACAAAAGTAACTTCCTCTAAAGTTGTTCAAGAATATACTAATCTAGCCTTAGTTCAATCACATCAACTAAATTTTGTTACTTTTGTAAACTTAGTTTTAGATTTAACTTTAAATGTTGTTCAAATATAATCTGATGATGATAGTGGTAATGGAGTATTTGTTGAATATATTGGAGTAGTTGTTTTTTCTATTCAAGCTAAATTTGAAGCATAAATATCTCAATTATAACTTCTTCCAGCAAGATAACTTTTAGTATTTTTCCAGTTATTACCTCAAATAGTTGTTGTTAAATAATCAAGATATTGTCAAGAATTAGGAGTATCTGTATTTTGATAACCCAGTCTATAAGTATATCTATCATAAGTAGTTGAAGTAATAACAGGAGCAATTTCATCTTGTCTTGCTACTAATAAATAATCATCATCTATGGCTTTTGTGTAATAAGCTGATAGATTATTATTTAGATATGTAAATATATCTTCTTTTGTTGGATAAGTTACTCAATTAAAAGCATAAGTAGTTCAGTCTATAATTATATCTAGTTTTGTATGTTCATTCCAAGTACCTATTTCTAGTTTCTTTGTTATATTTGGTCTATTTATAGTTATTGGTAATCAGTCAAACCTAACTATTGTAAAGATAGTTCAAGTTGTATATGTTACTGTATAATCTATTCATAATAAAGATATTAATTCAGCTTCTAAGGTTTCATAAGCTAATTGTGTATTGTTAAAAAACCCTATTTTAAAGGTTTTTATATTACTTATTCAATTTCAAATAATTTCAAGTGTAAAAATCTCTCAATCAGGATTTGGAACAGATAAATTATAAACATTATTTACTTTTTCTAGTGTTATATCAGCAGTATCAATAGTTCAAGTTTTTAATACTGGTGTTTTTACTTCGTTTCAAATAGTAAGCTGTTCTTTAGTATTTCAAGGATTATAAACATCAGTATAATAATCTTTTATACTTTCATCTGTATTTGTATTTATTTCAGTTAATTTGTCTGTCATTTCCATTATTTTGATATGTTAATTGTTTCAAACCATCAAGTTATTCTTTTTACTTCTGGAGTTCAGCTAACTCATTTAATTAATTCTATTTTAAACTGTATCTCATCAAAAGGTCATTTATTTATTGTATTAAATTCATTAGCATAAATAGTTTTCTTTGTGTTTGTATCAGATATAGTTGCAAATAAAGAAAATGTATCTGTTGTTGATTTTCTAGCATAAAACTTAATTTGTCATCAATTACATTTATATTTTAGTTTAATTTGTTTGTAATTCATATCATCCCAAACATTTCATTGATACATCATTATTATAATATTTCAGCTATCAGCATAGGTTAATCAAGTAGTATTATGACTTACTGTATAAACCTTATTATCAGTTCTAGCAAAATAACTTGTTTGTTCTGTATGGCAATGTTGTCTAAATTCATCAGCATCACTCATAGAATAACTTAAACATAAGCTTTTAGGCGTTCAGGCATAATAATTTCAATATGTATATATTCATTCTTGTGCTATATCAGTTCTATTTCAACTAATATATAAAATACCCTCTTTTATACTCATATATTGTTTAAACCCTCTTTTTCATCATTCTAAATTTACTCTTAATTCTTGTTTTTGTGTTCATTGTATTATATATAAATCAGAATAATACTGACTACTTCATAATATAGCATAATCTATTGCTCCATCATTTATAACTCATAAAATAGGTTGATTTTTCCATTCTTGCCTATATGTAGGAAACTGGTCAAATCAATCCCATTTATATTGTACTCCTGTTTCTTGTAGTTTTGTATAAACTTTAAAATCTCATAAATATTGAGTTATTCATCTTATTTCTTCCATTTCAGGTAATACTAAAACTTCTTTTAATATCTCATTATTATCTATTGTAAATACTTTATTCTTTACTCATATATATAATAAGGCATTTGATTGTATAGTTTGGACAAAATCAGGGTTTCAAGTAGAATATTGAGCCTCTTTATAATTATCATTCCAACTAACTAAATCAGTTGTTGAGCGATGTATTTTAAATGTTCAAAAAACACTAGATGATATATAATACAGGTAGTTTATTCCTGCTATTTCATTTATTCATATTCAATATATAGATTTATAACTTCAAGTTAATGTATGTTTTAAAACTCAGTTTAAATATATTTTACCATTTTCTAGACAAACTATAATTCATCCATTTATTCATAATGTTTTTAAACTAACCATAGTTAAAATATCATCATCAAAAATCCATCCTGTATCTGTTAATTTTGGTGTTAAAGATATTCAAGATAAATCTTTTCTTATTTCTATGTTATTTGAAGCATAAAATCAGTTTACAGGTCAAACATATTCTGTGTCTGCTTCTCATCAACTATATCCTTGTATGTCCATTATTTTTTCAGCCATTATTTCAAATAGTTAAGATTAGGTAAACTTCTTGTAACAGGTGTCTGAATGCGTCAACTCATAGCTAAACAAACCTTATCAACTCAACTTTCAAACTCTTGTTTTGATACTAAGGCTTCATTTACTCTACTTTGACTTTCAAATAATCTTTGTTTTATATAATGTAATATGATTTTTGTATATTGGTCTGGAAGTGTATCAACATCAGTTAAAGCAAGTTTCTTTGGATACATTATACCATAAAACTTTATAGGACTTATTTCTAAAGGTGCTGGATATATAAAAATAGAGTTATCTTGAAGTAAATAAAAAGGATTAGAAGTTGTATCATAACTTTCTATATCATAATCAAGATTTTCTATTGTCTTTGGATCAAGTTTGGTATAATTTGCATCAGTAGATTTTATCTTCCAGCTAACTCATTTAACTTTATGAAATCAGTCTAAATAAATAGGCACTAAAGGAGTAGAATTTGATGCCTCATCTCATCTCTTAGCAAGTAGATATTCATTTTGTCATATAACTACATTTGTTTCTATATAATTGTAAAAATAATCTTCTTTTTCTTCTATTATTTTGTCTATTAGTAAATCTCTACCATCATTAAAATATCTTAAAAATGTAGTATCTGATATTTGATTTATATCAACTCACATATCTAGTCTAAATTCAACTGCTGTTGTTGCTACACTCATTTTTCTTTGTTTAAGAAGTATTCTCTAACTTTTTGTCTTAACTGTTTTAATATATACTCATACATATTATCATTATAATCTTTAACAAGTATTTTTCATTCTTGTTTTTTATGTGTGTATATTAATTCTAGTACCATTGTTTTTGTTCAATCAGGCATTTCACATTCTTTTATTTCTTTGCTTTTGATTTTCATATTTCATTTATTATGTTTTTAACTGGAAACATTTTACTTAATACTTCAATAGCTTGTTTATTTTCAGTATTTATAATCCCTTTTTCATTAGCTTCTAGTTTTTCTCAACCTCTATTAATTACAAATCAAGGTCTTGTCATAAATTCCATAGGTTTTTAGTTATATATTAATACTTTCATTATAATAATATGTTTTTAAAGTCAAAAAAAAAGACTTTTTAAGGTCTTTTTAATAATTAAGCTACGTACTGAATTGCGATCGCCTTTGCATTCTCTCCAAAGATTTTTAATCAGTAGATAACTTCTGCAATTAAGTTTTCATAGAAACCATCTGGTCATTGTCTAACATCATATTTATTAAGTTGAACAACCATATTTACAGCTCATTCAGACATCATAATTACTTCTTTTGAAGCAGTTAATGCATTTGTTTTAACAATTTTAACTCAGTCTACCATACCGATATATCCTTTAAATCTAGTTTGTAAACCTAAATCACTTGCATCTAAGAAACCTGATTGTTTTAATAGGTTTGCATATCAAGGAGATACAAATGTAATTCTGTTATCTTCTCAAACATTTTGTTTATCTAATGCTTCTGTTAAATTAAGGATAACTTCATAAGAATTAGCTTTTGTTACTACAAGAGGAGCACCACTATCTATTTTATTAGCAGCAGGAATATCCGCAACTTGTGTAACAAGTATTTGGTCTCTTACTGCCTCATCTAACATTCTAGCTTCTGCTTCTGCAAATCTTTCAGCTACTTTTTCTTCAAGAGATAGATTTGATTGTGTCATTTCTATATCTTTTAAAGTAACCATTAATTGTTTAGTAACATTAATTACTAAATTTTCAGAAGTAATTACAAAGTTTGTTGCAACTATTGGAGCTCAAGCAACTCAAGCAGCAAAACTTAATGTAGGTAAAATTTGTACTGTTACAGTATCTCAACCTTTTTTTAAATCCCCTGTATAATCTGAATTTGTGTATTTATAAAATACATTTTTAATATCTCTATTCCTAATTACCTCTTTTGCAAAGATAACTGGTCTTATTATTGTATTTGCCATTGTTTTTTAGTTATTTAATAATAACTAATTTTTGAATTTAACTTTTCAATTAAGTTGTAATTCTTTTACTTTATTATATTCAGATTGTGACATCTTTTCTAACTCTGCATAAGAATATTCTGTTTTTCAAGACACTTCTCAATCAGTTACATTCATAGAATTAGTTTTTTTTCTGTTTTCTATTGTTTTGTCATCATTTTCTATAAGTAATTTAGCTTTATCAAGTGATAATCATAATTTCTTATATTTTGCTAGTTCTTCTTTATAATCTTCTAAATCAGGATTTTTAGATATAAATTTCTCTATTTCTAGTTCCTCTTTAGTTATAAATTCTCAAGTTTCTTCTTTAGGCTTAGTTTTAGCTTGTTTTTTTAATTCTACAAGTGCTTTCTCAGCTTTTACTCTTCTAGCCTTTTCTTTTTCATAATCCTCAACTGTTAATTCAGTTGCATTATCTTCTTCTTCAAAAGTATCTTCTGTTTCTTCAACATCATCTACTTCAAATTCTTCATTTACCATTTTTACTTTGGTTAAGCAATTAAACATTTTTGGAAAGTATGTCAAACTCCACCTAAAATTTACTTATTATCTAGTTTTTGTCAAATAAAAAAGAAGCACTAGGCTTCTCTTTAATCATAATCAATTCAAGGGATTTTCTTCGGTTCATATATTTCACGCAAATAACTTTCTGTATTATTAAAAAAATCTGTTCTTGCTCTTTGATATATTTGTCATTGCTTAATAGTATTTCTATCTTTCTCATCATCAATATCAAAAGTAGCTAATCTTCAAAATAATTCATCGTTTGCTTCTTTTTCTATTAGTTCTAAAACTTTAAATCAAGGCATTTTTTTAAGTTGTTTTAAATCTTCTTTTTGTTCTTTTGTTAGTATCATAAGTATTAATTAATTATAAACCCTGAACATTTCAAACTGGCTCTTGTGCATTTTGATTAATATTATTTTGAGCAATATTTCCAGCTTGTTCATTTCATTGTCATTGCATATTTTGCATTCATAATGCCTGTTGTTCTTCTACTTTCATATACGCAAATTCTGTATATTCTTTCATTGCTTTAGCTTTTGCATCTGTATCCATAGCTTGTTTATATATATCTAAGAATACATCAGGATTTTCACCTAAACTAGGATTTAGAACTTCTATATCCATATTTAATAATTCTAGTCTTGCTGTTGCTTTCATTTCATCTACACTTTCTCTTATATATTTTTTACTATCAAAATCTCTAACATTTGATTTATCTCACATAAGTCTTAATAACTCATTCTTAGCATACTCACTTGTTATATTTGGTAAGTATAAATTAGAGATGAAAGTTAATTTATTAAACTCTTTGTCGTTCTCTATTGCTTGTTGGTTTTTACTTATAACAACAACTTGTACTTTTCAATCAGCTATAAAATCTTTTTTTGATAATTCAAGGCTCATAGCTGTTCATTTTTGGAACATACTTATTGACTTCTTACCTTTTCACATATTCAAAGCATAACTTCTATAATGTGCAGTCCGATATTCTTTTTGTCCTCTTAAATAGTTGTTGCTAATCCAAGCAAGTATTTGATTAGCATTTTGTTGTAGTGTTTGTATTTCTGCTTTTGTTTGTTGTCCTGTTTGACTAACTCAAAATGATTGTTTAGTTACACTTGTTGTTTCTTCTGCTCTTTGTTCTAGTTTTTGGATAAGTAAATCTGTATATTGACTAGGATTAGGTGGAGTAAATGCATAAATACCATTTTGTGTAGGCATTCAAGACTTATTACTTATTGGTAATACTCTTCATCAAGGTCTTCATTGTCACATTATAGTTGTATCTAATCCTAACTTATCATCAATAAAGATATCAGGTCATAAAGCTTGTATTCTAGCATTAAGTATTTGTAGGTTTGTTAGTTGGCTTATTAAATCTTGAAATACTAATACTTCATCAGCAATACTTACTCAACAAACACTTCATAGTTTTGGTTTTCTTCTATGTAATTGTATAGGAAATTTAACTTTAGCAGGTTTTAATTTCTCGCTTGAAGTTAATGGCTCAATTTCTATATATCTTATTAATGTTGTGTTATTCGCTCACCAAGTTGTTAATACTTTCATTCAGTTATAAACCATAAAATGGTCGTAAATATCAGCCATTCACTCATTATCTTCTATATTTCTTTGATTATTTGCATTATTACTAGCTCTTTCTGTTTTTGTTATTTCTTCATCAGTTGTATTTTCTATCTTTTCAACTTGTGATTTATCAAATCAAGCCGTTTCTTTTAACCGTTCATAACTTACTCTTCTTCTAACTCATATAAATCTCATTTTAGAGCCTTTGTAATTCTTAGGGTCTATTATTAAGTTAAGAGGATTAATTATATCACTAATAGGTTGTTTTTCATCTTCATCCCGAGCATCTATAATTGTTGCAGCTAATCAGTAAACAGAATTATAGTTTACAATATCTTCTCTCATCTCGTATAAATCCATATCAGTATCATCATATTTTGCAACAAGGTTTGCATTCTTCATTACTTCTTTTCCTAAAATACCTCAATTAGTTAGAAACTCTATATTTATATCATCAGTTAAGAATAAAGAATTTTCTAGTTGTATGTTTTTCCATAATAACGGGATTCTTATTTGTCATTCAGGTAAGTTTGGGTCTAAAACCTTATCAAGAATAGTTCTTTTTCTATCTAATTCACTTTGTATATGCGTAAATCACATTTGATATTCTCTTTGCACTTTTCAAGATAGTTTCTCTTGAAGATTTAATATATCCATATTATAAAGTTAATATTAATACTTTCATTTTAGTTTTTTTAAATAATAGTCAAATTATTAAAATCAATAGTTAGGAATGTATGGTTTATTTTTAATCTCTACTTCATGATTATTTAACTCAAAATAACATCTCATCATTAATGTGTCAGAATAATCAGGACTTCTTCAAAGTTTATTTTTAATATCTTCTTTGCTTATTATTCTTATCTTACTATCTTTATCTATATCAACTTGCACAATAATATCAAGTTCTTCTGATAATATACTAAAATCTTGTGGTAATACTTTTAATTTATTAGTATTTACAAGTTTAGCTAACTCAAAAATACATTGTGTTTTTAAATTAGCAAAATTAACTTTCTTTGTATCATCATATTTAGCTTCAAAAGGTTGTATACAACTTGAATTATTAATAAATCATTTACATCACAAATTATCAACTATTCATCAACCAACTCAATCTTCATCTACTATTGTGTTGCTCATTCATATATTATATTTATAAGCAAGTTCTTTTATTTTATTTTCTATATCTATATTCAAACATTTTTCAAAAACAACTCTATCTATTTCTTCGTATCAATCCCAAACACTTATAACTGCTTTATCTTTTCATTTTCTAGCTACATCACAACTAATATACTTAACTCAATTATATTTTCAATTAGTTAATAAGTCTAATATCTTATTATAATCAAATAATCTTCAAGGTGTATCATCATAATCAAAGTTTCAATAAAGCAGTCTTTGAACAGTTACTTCATCAGCTTTTTTAAGTTGTTCAATATAAACAGCTGGTAGTTTTTTATTATCTGTTGCTAGTGCTGGGATAAATACTCTATAATCTGGCAAATTTCAATCTTTATGTGCTTTATAATAATCTCTATATACGTGTCATTTATCAGGGTTAAAAGTTCAAAGAAACTTTGGCAATAATAAATATTCCTCATTTTTCTGTCTTCATATCCTTGTTTTTAATATCATTAAACACTTACTATCAATTTCAGCAATTTCATCAGCAAATCAATCTGTTAGCTCAAGACTTCAAAATCTTGTATATAATGGATCGGAAGGCATATAAGATAAATCAAGCAAAAGTATTTTACTTCAATTTACAAAGTTTATTACACTATCTTGTGCATTTAATATTCATCTTTGTTTTTCTGGAATATTATAATCATCACAAAATTTATAGTATGTTGCTAAAGTTGTTTGTTTTAATCTTTTTAGTTCTTTTCTTCAAAAAAATCAAGTAGTTCAAGCATATTTATTTCTCATCATCCACTGCCACACAACTCAAGTATACGATTTTCAACCTCAAGCTCATCAACCATATCAAATATCAGTAATTCAATTACTGCTATCTAATAAAATATTAAAGGCTTTTTTCTGCTTTTCATTTCAAAAAGTGTTGATTTGTAATGTTGTCATAATTATATTGTTATATGTTTCCAACTTTTTCAACTATTAATTCAAGTAACTGTTGTTCTATGTATATTAAATACTTCTCATATTTCTTTATGTGTCTTATTTCATAAAAATAATAACTGTTTTATTTTAATAACTTTATCATTATTTAATTTGCTAAAAGAATTATTTTCTCATTTAAAATCAGCTCTTCTTCATTTATTAACCATATCATCGTGATTATCTTTAGCACTTCATAAAAATAAGTTATCTAATTTATTGTCTGTTTTTATATCATTTCTATGACAAATAATTGTTTTGTCATATGGATCATATTCTTTAAAATCTATATTATTGAAAGTACAATAAACTAATCTATGTATTTTTGTAGTAAATATATTTCATAAATTATCAACTAAAGCATATGACATATATCATTTACTTGAATTATGTCATTTATTTATTTTTATTCTACCTGTATTTTTCCAATTAAATGTTTTTATATTTCATAAATTACTTATTTGATATTTTCACTCATATCACTTTATATCTTTCCAGATTTCCATAACTTTATACTTAAAAAAGATTACAAAGGCATAGTTTGCTTGTAAACCTTTATAATCTTTCTAAAATATGCAAACTATTTTAATTACAAGCTATAAATATTATAGCTAAATATTATTAATTTACAATTATATTATTGTAATACTATTAATTAAGATATCTTTTGTTATATCTCATTTATCTAGTGCATCTTGTCTAGCTTTTTCAATTCTAATTTTTAATATATTATATTCTTTAATTGCTCATAATTTTACATTCTTTTCACTATCTTGTTGAATAAGTTTTAATAATTGCTTATCTACAAATTGGTCATTTAATCAAGCATAATCAATTAAACTGTCAATATATTTTAAAATCTTGTCTTGGCTTAGCAATTTACTAGCACAAACACTTGCTTGTTGTCTATCTTTAATAGGATTTAATCAATAAGCTTCTAAATAGCTTTCTGTTCAATTACAAAAGAATTCAGCAGTAACATATATTTCACAAAATTTCTTTTGTTCTGCTGTTAAATTTTTTCATAAATCTTTCTTAGCCATTATGTTTTATTAATAAGTAAATTAATCTATATCAAATAAAATTTTGTATTCGTTCTCTAGTTCTTTAAGAGCTTGTTCTGCTTTTTTAATAGATGAATAATATTGATTGTTACAATTTTCCACATAAGCAAAACTTGATATTGTTATTTCTGTTTTAGTTTTTAATATTATATAATTTGTATTATTAAAAATAAACTTATAATCCTCATCATTCTCTATACTAAATTTTCTAATATTTTGCC